ATTCGTTCTTGTGTAACGTGGATGGCTTGTATAAGCTTATCGAACGGAATATCCTTCACGTTTTGAGCCGTAGCCTTAAAGCTGTCACCCATTACGCCCGATTCATTAACTAGCCGGGCCATTTCTTCTTGCGTACCACCATAACCAAGTTTCAAGTTATCTAGCATAGTATAGTTTTGCTTAGCAAAGCCCTGGTACGCCATCTGTATAGACTCTATCGATGTGCCCATCTTGTTGGCATTATCTGACATGTCCGTCACGGCCCTGTTCGCGTATTCTGCCGACTTCTTTGTGTCGCCATCAAGCGATTGCAATAGTGATGCACTGAAGCTTGTTACTGTCTCCATGTACTTGTTAGCGCTCATGCCAGCCGTCTTATATGCGTTACTTGCATACGCCATGACTTCTTTGCTACTATTTTTGTACAAAGTCTCTACACCGCCTGCGAGCTGTTCGTATTGCGCAAATGACTTTATAGCCAAAGTTCCAAGCCCTACTGCGGTCGTTACAAGTGCAGCACCTATCATCGCTGCACCTCTACTCACGCTCCCAGAAAGACTGTCAACGCCTTTATCTACACCTGTCGTATCAAGCAGGGTTTTTATCTCTAAAACATTTTCATTCATTTACTATCCCCACTCTTCGTCAAACTTGCGATACTGTTCTTCTTCCTCTTCCGTAAGTACTGTTGGAAGCTCCCATGCGTTTCGCTGCTCTCTAAACTCTTTATCGGTTGACGCCCTAAAGCCTATTACCTGTCCGAGCAATGTCTTATCAGTGATGCCTTTTAGCAGTGCCTTGAATTTGTGCCAATGCATTTCGATTTCCATGATGTCGATTCCATATTGTTGCAAAAATGCACTATATATTAGTTCAGCATCAATATCAAAATCTAGTGTATCTACACCTGGATCACTTTGTTTTGGAACAGGACAAGGATTTGTATAAAACTCTACAAGTGCCAAGAATATATCGTTAGGCACTCCCCAGCCTCCTTCAGTCTGAATGCAAGGTGAATTGCCCTTAAATAAAGGTCTGAAATCAGTACATTTATGGAAGTTTAGCCAGTATCGGTAGTCCGTGTTTAAAAAAAAACGCCTCCCACGAACCTCAATCGAGTCGGGGAGACGATCTGTTAAAGTTAGCATTATTTAAGCTTCGCAATCTTATCCACGCTCTGCGCTACGTCGTTAATTACATCAAGCGCAGGTGAATTTAATTGCTCTGCCTCTCTTTGTCTCTGATGCTCACGGACCCTCTGCAGATAAGCATCAACGATGGAGTTGTAGCAGATTGTTAGGGTCTGCAAATCAACATCGTCTACCTTTTTTGCGTCAAGAACTACTGCTGCATTATCCTTGCCTAAAAGCTCTGAGCATAGATCAAACTGCTTGCGATAGCACTCTACACCCTTATTAGCGACGCTCAAATTTCCAATCTCGTCCATTTTTTTCTGCACCGCTAGGGTTTTCTTAGGGAGAACGTATTCCGCTCCGTCCCATACTAAAATATCTGCCATATTATTACTCCTTTATTACTTATGCTTTAGTAAACGTTGGAACGCCAGCCTGAAGCTTTGCTGTTCCCTTTTCGACTGTGCCGCCAAATGGCAAGTCAAATGTAATCGTGCCTTCGACTGCATTCATCGAGTCAATGCTTAGCGTTGCTTCTGTAAGCCATGCTTTGTTGGCACCGTTTGGTGTGTCATCAAAAATAAACACAATCATAGCCTCGACCTTTGCGTCGGCTCCAGTTGCTAGTCCGTAGAACTTCTCCCAGATGAAATCAAAATCCGGCTCGCCCTTATACATTGTAAGTGGCATGCCATCAACTCCAGGCTTGTAACCTTCAAGCTCTGTTGTTGGCGATTCGTCTGAGATATAGTCATAATCCTGCTTCTGTGGATCAAGCTTAATCTCGAGTTTTGTAGCCTTCTTGATTCTGGTCCACTTCTTTGTTTCCTTTGTGCCTGTGTTGATAAACAGTGCGATCATGTGCTTTTTAATGCGCTTAACCTGTTCTGCCATTTTACCTTTCCTTCCTGTAGGTCACCCCTACACTAATCTGATAGACAGCTTGCTCGCCGTCTGTTTCCTGCATATAAAACGAATTAGCGACTGAGATCTCTTCGATGTTATGTCCTTGCGGATAATTCGATTTGTAATTCTGTTCCGCAATCCATTGCTCGAACTGCTCCAAGAACTCTTGATTTGATACCCTGTCGCGCTCTTCCTGAGCCTCTTGCCTAGCAACGATATAATAATAGTCAGTGCATAGTGTACTGCCGTCAATATAGTCGACTGTCTCGTTGGTCGGTTGCTTGTATATGCCCAAGCTTTCCGCCTCGGCTCTTAATCTGTCTGTATCAAAGTCATCACAGAGGGCAAGACCAGGACATCCTCTCATCCATATTTTGATTGATTCTGATAATGTCACTTAATCACTCCCTTTCGCCATGATTTGCTTTGCGCCACGTGCTATTGCAGCAGCACCGCCTTCTCTTTTCATGCGCTCAAACCAATAATTTCCCCTTTTAGGCGCGCCTTGAAAATTAGCTGGCATATAATACCATCTGCGTGCGTAAGGTGTCGTATACCTTACAGTGCCACTACCTATGACAGTACTAATCTGTCCGCTTTTAATGAGATCTCCATCATTTTTGGGAATATAAGGCACGCAACGTCTTAGCACCTCTGAGTCGATGAACATCTGCACCTTTCCTTGCTTTTCAATAGCAAATCGGCGCTTTATGTCATCATTGCTTTGTAGCTTTAATTTCAAGCTTACATGCTTCATTACGCACCTATCACTTTCCAGTTCTTCAAATGATCTCGATTTGTATTGTCTGCTAAAGATTTCAGAGTAACCACATCCGAATAATCTCGTTTGAGGTCTTTTAACCTATAGCTATCTCCTATTTCCTTATCACACTCTCCCAAGACGGCTATGCTTAGGTTTGACGCAGTTTCGATTGTCCAATGACTCAATCTGTCACTAGATAATAAAAACTCCTTATATGGCAAATATAAGGCTCTATATGGGATGGTGATTGATACGGTCTCAACAATGTTCAGCTTTCCGTCTATGTTAACGGATTGAACTCTCTTTCGCTTCCACATTACCCCTTTTAGGACTGCTCTATGCCATTTTTCAACGCCATTATCCTTGTAGTAGCTATAAATTGTGATTGTGTCCGTGAAAATCATTATATACACCCCATTAATCCTGTCCCGGATAGAATCTCGAAGACAGCACTTTTAAGCTCCGCCTTGCGGTCCTCGGCAGATGCGTATATTTCGGAGTATCCGTCGTTTGATACCGAAATAACGCCCTCAGTACCGCCTTGACTTGCTAGCGAGTGGATTGTATGGACTATTGCTGATACTGTTTGGCTGTAACGGAAGTCATCCTCCGTTACAACCTTGTCAATTCTCCTAGCAGTCCAACCGCGTAGTAAGATTGCTGCTCTCTCATATAGCATTGCATACTCTTCTTCGCTCTGTACATCCGCATAGATGCTTTGATACTCCGCTAACGATACGCTCAGCATGATTACTTGCTACCTTTCGTTTCTACTGCCTCAGGCTCTACTGCCTCAGGCTCTACATCTTCTGTAACGATAATTTCATCACTATCGTTAAATTCCAATCCTACTATTCTGCCCATTGTTTACCTCCTATTATTTACAAGCTCCAGCTATTCCGTTAGCCTTGTTGACGTAAACGTCTGCGATACCAATTTCTCTGAAGTTGAACTGCCATCCATCTGCATCCTTGTTATCCTCTGGAGCGATTGCCTTGTTAACATTTCTCTTCTGATACTGGATAACAGCAGAAGGCTCAACGATCAAGAAGTCTAGCGCCTTACCAGTTGCTGCCTTCTTGTATCCGCCCTTCTCCTGGCCACCAGTCTTGCCATCATTCATCTCGATTGCTGTGAAGAATCTGTTAGCTGGCACCTTCTGAACGAGTGCGAACTGTTCAAGAATCTCTTTTGACTTAGTTGTGTCTAGGTCTCTGATCATTCCGTGAACAGTTGGAGATACGAATAGAATTCTTCCGTCCTCTGGTACCTCGTTGTCGGTCATTGTGTCGTATGCCTTTGCGATAGCCTTAATTGCGGATGCGCCATCTGTGATTGTGCTTGTTGCAACATTTGCACCAGCCTTCTTGCAGTAGCTCGCAAATCTAAAAGCATCAAGCTCTGGGATTACTTTTGTTCTCTCGAACTCTGCCGATAGTCTTCCGAATGCTACTCCAGCAGTAGAAGCATCATCGTCTGCATCTACGAGGAACTTACGACCTCTGTCGAAGTTACACTTTACAGTCTCGTTAGTGAGCTCTACGCTTCCCATAGTGTATCCTGCAGAACGGTCATAGTCTGCAAGCCCATCCATGTCAATCTTTGGAATAACAAGCTCATCTGCATTTGCGCCCTGCTGTGCTAGTTCTGGAGCACCGTCGAGCACTGCAGTAACTGATGATGTCTTATACACCTCATCTAGAAGGTCAACGTACATTTTGAATTTTGAAATCTGATTTGCCATTTTAATCTTCCTTTCCCTTTGTTGAGAGACCCATCACAGCCCTTGCTGTGGCTAGAGCCTCGTCAGTACCACCTACTCCGCCACTTGCGTTGCCAGAAGTGCTTACCTTCGCCCCCGTTGGATTCGCATTTGAGCCAAATAGGAACGATGTGTCCTCAGCTTCCTTTAGCGCATTGATTGCCGCTTCGATGTCGCTTGAACGATTCTTGCTTGCTCTCAGCTCGTCGAGTTTGAGCTCTGCTCTTATACTTGCAGCCCTACGACCGCCTGCCTTTGCGATGGCATCATCTAACAGCTTGTCAAACTCTGCGCCTTCGAGCTTGCTCTGCATGTCCTCGATGGCTTTCTTATGTGCAGCATCTTTCTGCTCAGATGCACTTTTAAGCTCTTCGATTTGCTTCTGCATTGCTTCCTTGTCTCCTACTGAGGCCTTTAGTCCCTCAATTGACTTAGTCTGCTCGTCAAAATCAGCCTTAACCTTGTCGTACTGCTCAGCTTTGTCCTTTACAGGATCTAGTTCTGCGTGGTGTGCGTTGAGTATCTTTGTGATAACCTCATCGTCTGTGATACCAAATTGCTTTAGTGAGTCTCTTGTAAATGCCATTGTAATAGTTTCCTTTCTGTTTTACGTCCTGCGAGTGCTTACGCTTGGACTACCGTTCTTGTCCTGTTTTACGTCGGATGGACAAACGACAATAAAAAAGCACCGCTTCATTGCGATGCTAATTAACGTATTTAGTTTTTTTGTTATGTTCTATACCATTTTGATACTTTCTACTTCGTCAACAGGAACTACAATATATGCTCCTTCGATAAACAATTCGAGCTCATCTTTCCCAGACTCCGTATCGTAATCAGGAGCAATGGAATCAAGCTCACCTGCAATCCCTCTGCCGTCAGTGAGCATAACCAAAACCTTTTTTTCAATATATTTTTCAAAATCTTTTGCTATCATATCGTGTACCTTTGTTTCTTTCTTATGTAATCAGGCACTATGTGAACCCCTTTTTGTGAATAATGAATCTTAAAGACATTTATTTCTTGTGTTTTGCCATTAAGATTATTTACTACAACCCCTATATTTTCATCATTTGTGACAATTAATTCAGTGTGAGTCCAATTACCGTGCCTATCATAAATATTTATTCCTTTCCCTGCATATTCCGTTACAAGCTCAGATATTTTATGCTGTGGGATTGTCAAATATGAAGGAGGATATTCTTTTGTCTCTGATAAGTTTTTATACGAATTTGTACCTACTACATGCTTATTTTGTGCCGGAGCAATCTTCGTCAACTCATAATTTGACAAATCTTCTTTTTTGCTTAAGTGGATAATACTTCTTTTTGATTCGATTATATCATTTTTAGGCTTTGATATCAAGGGCTTTATATACTCAAAATCTCTCTTGTAGCCCTTAACATAAAGCCTATTAAGGTTCTGTTTGAGCCCTGCTTTCTCGCAAAATCGAGCGTACTGCTGTTCTTTTGCTGTAATGGCAGCAGTCATATTCTGTCCGCCTAGATATTGTCTTTTGAACTCCCTTAGTTCCCTTTCAAGCCTGCGCTGGTATTGTGTTGCCTGATAAAACGTGTATGTTCTGCCATCGACCTTAACAGGCTCAGGCTCCTTTTCGATTGGAGTAGGGTCTGAGATTCCTTCGATGAATGGATAAAACGTATGCTTGCAGTTATACCCACATAATCCTGCTGGATCGTGCGGATAACCTGTCACTGCTTCCAGGCTTAAAATCTTATAGCCTAGTCGCTTACTTTCTTTCGGATGAGCCTTTCCGCTTATGCTGTAGACTTTACCCTGCCATCCTGCATGATTTGCGTGTCCGTCTCCGTCTCGTGCTCCACCGTGTGAAGAAACCTCGACCAAATCCGTTCCAAGCTGTTCTGCGTTACTCATTGATATATCTGCTGCCATTTGATTTAAAGTCGTTCTGACTGCTAAATGTGCAGCTACGTCTATACCTCTAGTGATGCCTGAAGCATAGTTTACGTACCTTAGTCCACTTTTTTCGAGGTCTGAAACGACTTGCTCGACCGCTTGTTCAGAGGAAAAAGCACCGCTCGCAACATTCATAACTGCCTTATCCATTGAGTGATTAAATGCTTGATCTACCGAAACTGGCGCTCCAATAAACTTAAATCCTGTAGAATGAGTTAGTGATTTGAGCTCATGCTCAAGACGCTTGGAACTTTCTGCGGAGATTTGCTTCAGTGCTGGGCTTGATTTTAAGTGTTGACCTTTTGTCTTCCAAAATGCAACATCATCTGCAAATGACATATCGCCAGCTCGTCCGATTATCTTATCTCCGTGAGCTTGCGCTGAGTCTACAGTCTCTCTAATTCGCTCTCTAACAAGTTTTTTATGCTCAAGAGTATTCTCGTTCAACATCTCGATAAAATCCTTGTCAGCGTGCAATTTATCGAGCACGCGCGTCTGTATTTCGCTAGGACTATAACCGAGCGACTCAAGAGCCTTAGCCTGGAGCTCTGCAGATTCCGTCCAACGTTTTGCTTTACGTAATCTTCGAGCTATGTCCTGGATTGTATCTTGTTCCAGGTCCTGGAACATCGGTATTATCTCAGCACTTAATTGCTCTTTTTGATAGTCGGATAGCATAACTATGCCTCCGTTTCGTCATCGACTTCCACATCGCTATACCAGGCTTCAGCTTCAGCCTCAGTAAGTCCGTATTTATCTTGTATATATCTTTTGACAAGCTTCGGCAGTCCAAAGGCTTGCGCGTCAGCTCTCATGGAATCGAGCTCGCTCTGTCTGTCTGTGATAAAGCTGTCGTCGTAAGTGATTACGATTTCTTCTGCAAGATCATACTTTGTTTCCATGAATGTGTTTGAAAACCACAGAAGCGCTCTTACAAGATCCTCAATATAGTCAGTCAGATTTTGTCTTTGCTTGTTCAGCTCCTGCATTGAGTCTTGCTTTGTTCCGATGTACTCTGTTGCAGTCTTGATCTGTCCGTTCTCAAAGCTGTATTTGCGTGTACCGAATCCGAACATCGTTGAAAGCAATGATAATGAAAGCTCAAATGTCTTGGTTATGCTGTCAATACGGATAACTGGATTTATCTCCTGAATTAGGTCGTCGGAGTTAGGCAGCTTTTCGCCCATCGAAACGAATGTCTTTTTATGCTGCTTATTTGGAGTCTTTGCATTTCCGTTTTTGTCAAACTCGCACAGCGCCTCGTTATAAAGCACCATCTTGTCAGCCTTGTCCAGGTCTCCAAATAGCACATTAAAGATTAAATCAATACTCTTGAGTATCGGAATGGCTGCATAAATCTTTGGATATCCATACCCCTTCATGTCTTTTATGTTATTAACAACCGCAGTCGTTAGGATTGAGAACGGCTTAACATCCCCCAGCCTAACCTCTGAACTCTTTTCGACAACTTCCTTGCCGTCAACATCCAAAACCACCGTCCTTGAGACATACTTGTCATCTTCCATAGTGAACGTAACAATGGTCGTTTCGGTCTTGCCGTTGACTATATTTTCGGAAGCAAAGGCACATTCTGTAACTATGCCTTTTGAGATTGTTAGCGGAAATATTCCACTAGGCTCAACATAGATCAATTCTATCGTGCCACCTTTTAGTGAAGAATCGTCAAATAAATCAGCTCCAACTACTCTGACATAAGCTCCGACGGTTCCCTGCGCAGACATAAGCTCTAATTGTCTACGAATTGCTTTTGAAAACTTGTCTTTTGATAGCTGTTGCTCGATAAATCCGTTCGCGCCTTCTGAGTTTGTAACAATGTCTACCACCTCGCAAAGGTTTGCATCGTCCTCGCATGCCCTCTTCGCAAAGCCTGTACGCTCCATTTCGTATCTTACGTTATTCACTGTCACCCTGTTGTGAAAATTGTCGATGATGTCATTAGAGTACCAGGAATCACACAAGTCCATTATCGCGAGCGCCTTCTCATTCACGTCATATCCCTGTTTATTCAAATATTCTTTAACGTGTGCCATTTATCCCTCCATTGGATGAAAATAGTCAATAAACTGACTCCATGAGTAGTAGTCAGCATCGTATGTATCGACGTCTGTTGAAAAGTCGTCGAGTAGTTTTTCTTCTTTTTTGCTCTTGCTGTCATATACCATTTCGGATATAGAATCAGCTATCGGCTCACAGAAGTCCGAAACCCACAGCAATCTATTTGTGTTAATCACTGAATTGTAAGCAAGGACCCTGTCAGAGAATTCCGTTTTGCGACATCCTGCAACCTTAACCCTTAGACCGTTTCGCGCTGAGTATATTGCAAGTCCATTCAGTATTAGCTGCTCAGCGTTGTCGACAAACGCAGCCACAATCGGAATGCCTGGATAAAGAGCTCTGACCTCGTTAACAAATTCCTTAAATGTCGCGTAAATCCTGTCAGGGTCGACGGTCCCTTTGCTGTGCTTAATTCGTTTGTAGTACAGTCTAATCTGCTTGTTAAAGCCTTTAGTAAATCCTGTAGCAACAAACGGCGTGTGTGAATTTGTACCGCCAATATCTATGCCGATATAAATCTGCACTATCCGATGTGCGTTCTTGCGATTGCCATTTTCGTCAACAGGCATTAACTTGTCGTAGCTTATTGCGTAAGCTTGAGCCTTGTCTGCAAACTGAGGATGTACAAGCCCCTCTGCTGCAACCCATAGCCCTTGAATAAATCGCTTAAAAAAGACGCCCACGAATTGGCGCCTGTATCTTTCTTTTATCGTTTCTGATAGAGACAGATTGTCGTCCATCGTAAAATGCAAATAGATTAAATTCTTTTCTGCAGCCTGGTCAATCCAGTTTACCTTGAACCAGTGCTTAGGCTTATCCGGATTGCAGTTAAACCACCACTTCGAACCTTCGACTGAGCATCGTGCTGTTGCCTGGTTAACAAAAGACTCTGGCATTAGTGCGACTTCGTCAAAGAAACAGCCAGCTAGTGTGATACCTTGCACAAGGTCTTGAGATCGCTCGTCCTTACCTCCGAAGATGTAATAATAATTTGTGACGGCGCCCCTGGTGACCTCTAGCATGTTGTCAGCTCGCCTATCCTTAAACTCGTATCCTCTAGCAAAGAGCATTAGTTTTAGTGGCTTTAAAACATTTCGTCTAAAAGCTCCGATAGTCTTTCCAGCCATGCCAAAGTTTTCGCCATTAAAGTCCTCCATCGACCACATCACAAAGGACAATGCCATCGATACCGTCTTACCTGATCTAATCGCACCGTCAGCGATGATACCGTTCATCTCATGCACTTGTGATTCCGGAAGCCACCATGTTAAAATCTTTTTCTGCTTTCGGCTAAACGGCTTAAACTTAAAAGCTTGTACTAGTCTTCCCATATGTCAACCGCCTCACTTCTAAGAGCATCGATAAAGCCATCGTCCTCAATTTCTTGCACGTCTTCGCCTTTAGCCTTTGCAGTCTGTGCCTTAATGTGCTCAGTACGAGCCTCTTGCTCTTTGTTGTCTGCATCGGTGTTAAACGATTGACCTGCATATTGTGCTACAAAATAAGCTGCCTTTACATTTCCTGATAGAGCCTTTTTGATTTGAGCCATCAGCATTGCACTTTCAAGTGTTGCATCAACTCCAAGCTCATCGAGTAACGGCTTCCATTCAGGCGAATCTATCTCATCCGTAAGCAGCATATTTAGTGTCTTGTTAAAGTTTGCTTTACGACGTCTCGCAACACCGCTCGCCCTTCCTGCAATCTTTGCCAATTCTCGGCGTTCGTGCGGCGTTCGTTTTTGATTTGCATCTCTGATATTGTCATATCCTGCCACACCACCACCTCTCTTTTCGTCTGTTTTGTAGCAACACAAAAGACGCCCAATTCAAGCGCCTTCTGCGAGTTATTATATGAGAAATAATTTGAGGAAGCCACAATTCCCTTTTCGCTAAATACAATATATCACAGTTTTTTGTTGCATTTGTTGCAACTTTCATGAAATGCCTTTATTTTTCTTGAGATAGTTGCCTTGTCATATCCTAGGACTCCTCCGGTTTCCTCCTGCGAACGCTCCTCTATGTAGTACATCCGAAGTATTGTCCTCATATCTGGGTCGTCCACAGAATCTATCTCCCTTTCGATAGCCTCAATTAGTTTGCTAATTTCGTCTAGCTTGCGTTTTAACCGTCTCTCCCTACTCGATATACCTTTCCAGTCAAAATCGACTCCTACAAGCGATTTTGGGATTCCTCGACCACTCCTATAGTCTTTGTAGTAGTCTGCGATTACTTCCGGCTTGGCATGGTCTATAGAATACTTCAACCCCTCTGCTTCTCGTCGCAATGCTTTAAGCTGCTTAATCTGTTCGTAGTCTATCATGGCTATCACCTCGCTCCGTTCTTCCCTCCTCGATTCGCTTTATTTGTCTATCGATTTTGAAAAACTTTGCATGCTCTACGCGCTCATTAATCCCTAGCAAATATTTGACTTGGGTTAACATGATCTCTACGTCAGCAACTTCCTCAATCAGATTCGCAAGAAAGCCGCTTTCGTGCTCATACCTCTCGAATTTGTTAAGAGCTTGTATGAGCTCAGCCAATTCTTCTATTAGCATATCCTTCTGGCCCATGTATCCATAATGGTCTGCAATATATTTCAGCGCTTTTGTTCTATTACCCATTGCACGCTCCTATCTGTATGGCGAACTTTCTGGCCATAAAACTTCTATGCCATTCTTGAGTGCGTGTAAATGCTCCGTGCAAGCACCTTTTGAGTGCACCCAATTGTCCAGCATATAGATGTGCGTTGCCTTATCCAAGAGCCTTAAGCATATCGCCATGTAGTCATCCCAATCGCAGACCTCTGGCAATACTATTTCAGCTGGGTTAATAATCTCTGCCCCAGGATACTCGTCAAGGAGTTTTATTTTTGCCTCTTTAAAAGTCTTCTCGTAGTCGTCATAGTCGGTAATCCTACCGCTGATGTATATTGTCATTTTTTGCATATTACCAACGCTCCCTTTCAATTACTTCTAAATCGTGCTTGTATTCTTTCAAAAGCTTGCTCAATAGCTCCTTGCCTACATCATTGACTGCTTCATCCTGTAACAGTTTCTCAATGTTCTCAATTTCCGATTCAAGGAAATTGCTTGCATAGTTTATCAGTCTATCTTGTGGTATCATTACTTCTCCTCCTTGTATGGCTTGGGGAATGTTTGCCATGCTATGACATCAATATTTCTATCAATTGCGTCCTCGTCAGATGCTCTCCCATATTCCGATAGCACCTCTTCGCAATAATTTGAATACCACCACCATTGTCCTTTGTGGTAAATTGCTACACCTGTGATAGGCTCGTCCTTAATTTCCTCGTAATACGATACTGGTGCTCTATTTACCCAAGTTATGAGTACAGGTTCTGGTTCGTTTGGCAATGCTACTGATGTTGGTATCCATGTGCTTAATGATGTGTGATTACAAATTTGGTTCATTAATTCTGCGTCTATTAATCTCATCGTTATTTCTCCTTGATTTTATCCTCAATCAACTTATGTATCTTTGCTCTAATGTCATCTGCTACTTCAAAGTGCTGACTTGCACAACAGCGCTCTAGCTCATCTAATAAGTCGTCTAATTTGCTTTTAAAATCGTTCATCTGTTCCTCGCTTTCTGTTGTATGCTCCTCTTGGTAGTAAAGGTGATGTCCATAATTGTGGTGTTTTTAATGTGCTTATCGCCATTTCAAGTGCTTTTACATTATTTGACCATCCCATCTGCTCGCATACACCTTTTAGCTTAGTTAATTGCTCTATAGCGTCATAATTTGTCATCGTTACATCCTTTCTGACTAAAAGTCACTTGAGCATCGTACTCATAGTTCATCCATATTGTTTCAGTGCGTTTAACAGAACATTCTGCAGTAGTATTTTTACTCAGCTTGTTCCAATCCTTGAGATATGAATTGTAAAGGTCGTTGTCATATCCACTAATCATCACTTTGCAGTCACTTTCACATAAGACTTTTAATAGCTTTACATGGTATTCGTCGTCTAGTTCGTGGTTATATAAGTGCATTTTTCGTGTGCTTAATAGGTATGGTGGGTCAACATAAATAAAAGTCTCTTTACCTCGTAGGCTTTGTATTAAGTCGATTGCGTCCTTATGCTCTATCTGCACATTCTTTAGTCGTTCTGCTCCTTCGATTAGCGTTTCGTGCAGTTCTCCCCACGCTTTCGCTGGGTTCGGACTTGTCACTCCTATACCTCGTCTAAAACCATTTTTATATTTGTTTCCACATCCAAAACCTTGCCAACACTTAATCGCAAATAGTCTCGCTCGCTCTACATCATTATTTGCGGTTGCGCTTTCATACGCCGATTCGTATTCTATCCTGCAGTACGGAGTAAGGTTTATAGCTTCGGCCAATTCGCTCGATTCAGTTCTCAGCACTTTAAAAAAGTTATAGACTTCATCGTCTATGTCGTTCAGTATTTCGTTGTAACACGGCTCTTTGTTAAAAAATACTGCGCCACTGCCAAAAAACGGCTCGCAATATACCTTATGAGTTGGGATATTATCAACAATCCATTTTGCTATTCTGTTCTTTGCGCCTGGATATTTTAGTATTGCTTTCATAATTGCTTTAACCTCTTTACATGTGAGCATCTAAAAATATAGTTGTCTTGATCACCTTCGCAAAAATAATGCTTTGGATTGCCGTACCTGTCTTTATTTTCTTCTGTCTTTCTCAAAATGCCTCTATATGCAAAATCATCAAATAGCGTTACTTCTACATGCTGGCCTAAATAATTTTCCAATTCACTTCGTTTCATTTTTGCGTTTTCAACAAGCTTAATCATCCAGTCTGTTACTGTTCAGTTTGTTCGATATCTTGGCGGTGCTGCTGCCGCATGGAGAACGGTTGCCATTGTATATGCTGTTATAGGATTGGTAGTCAATACAATTTCCGTTTTCTCTATTAAGGAGCTGTCAGAAGAAGAATTAAATGCAGGAAAAGAGCATATCGAAGAGAAATGCGGTTTAATCGAAGCTGCCAAACTCCTTTTCTCCAATAAATATTATCTTATGATTTGCATGGCTTATATTTGCCAGCAGATTTATTCTGCTATGCTGAATATGGGTATTTATTACATGATTTATATTCTTAAGAATGAGAATTTGTATTCCGTGTTTTCTTGGGCAATTAATATTCCGGTTATTATTGCCATGTGTATTACACCGATGCTGGTTGAAAAGATGAATGGTCTATATCGGATGAATCTTGCCGGCTATATATTAGGTACGGCAGGTCGTGTTGGTGTGATTTTTGCCGGCTATATGGGAAGTGTGCCTTTGATGCTGGCCTTTACTGCAATTGCCGCACTGGGAATGGCGCCTTAGCAAGGAGACATGGGGGCAGTTGTAGCAAGCTGCTCTGAATATACCTATCTTACAAAACGCAAGCATATTGATGGAACGATGTACTCCTGTACATCTTTTGGAACCAAGATTGGAGGTGGCATAGGAGTTGCTCTTTGCGGATGGCTACTGGAAGCCAGCGGTTTTGTTAAAGAGTCTGCCGTACAACCGGAATCCTGTTTGAGTATGCTTTATGTCATGCATTTGTGGATTCCGATGATTTTGTCATTATGTATAACTTTTATCATGTCTAAAATGAATGTTGAAGAGGCCCTGGAATTTTTTGAGAATATACCTAGTATAAAGAGAAAG